CGATCAGGGAGGCGTCGGGGAATACTGCGCGATGCTCCGGTGACGACATGATCTGCTTGGTGTCGCGGGCGTTGCGCCGGGCTAGCTTGAGCGCATAGGACGCCCCCGCAATACGGACCGCGCCCAGCTCCGCTCGCAGCCGCCCGAACAGATAAGCGGGGAGGCAGCGCGAGATGAGTGACGATTTTCCATGCTGCGGCGGCGCCGTGAGCATGAGTACGGGACGCTTGCCTGCGATGACGTCCTCGACGAACTGATCCACCTTGCGGCACACCTGCGCCGAGAAGGCCGAATGCTTGAAGCGCGGGCGGTGCACCAGGCTCACGTAGGCGGCGTAATTTGTCCGTGCCGCCCCGACCAGGAACGCAACAGGGTCTACGGCCCTCGCTTTGCCGCCGTCAGGCCCCGCGCGGACATTATCCGGTAGGGATGTAGCGGCTAGGCACGCGCCGGTCACGTGCGGGCGTCCAGCAAGCCGGCGGCGGCTAGCTCTTTGAGTTGTTCCACGTAGGCCGCGCGCTGTTCGTCCGAGATGGCCTCGGTGAACGGCGCTGCGTTGGAGATTTCGAGGATAGCCTTGTCAAAGCCCAGCAGCTTGGTCAGCGCGGCGAACGCTTTGTCCTTGGAGCGCATCTTAGGGACGATCTGGCCTTGCTTGACGTCCCACCCCTCCACCAGGCGCCCGAACTGCACGGACTTTATGCGCGCCATGTCGAACGTGAACTGTTCCACCGCGCCGATGCCGCCGCACGTAGCGCACGTGGTGAGCGTGCGTTCTTCCTCGCTGCCGACCGTTCCGCCGCCGTCACACGACATGCACGTGTTCATGCGCACCTGAAGCAGGTCGGCCAGATTGATGTTGATCAACCCGACCAGATCGGCCACCAGGGACGCTTTGACGGGCTGCAGGTCGTGGACAGTGGGGCTCATGGGGCGAGTTTAGCCTAACGCGCCGGTTTGTTGCATTTTGGCCTTTCGCCATTGGGGAAGTACAGACGACAGACAACTTACTACATATCTACTATATAAGGATAAGAATCATAAATTAGTGAGTTTACAGGTAGAGGGGTATCTACTTATGGCGTAATCGGAGTTAGGGAGGTATATAGGAAATGCCGTCAGGAATCGTCTGTCGTCTGTATTCGCCGTCGTGTGACTGACGTTTCGAAAATTCGATTTATTGACGTTTCACCCTAATTGCGCTAACGTCTTGCACACATTCCCACCACAAAGGCACCAGCATGAGCGAACCTCAAGCAGTTCACAGCAAATTGTCAATGTCAGCGCGCTCGCGCTGGTCCAAATGCGCCGTGTCGGTCCCGTGGAGCGAAGGATTGCCCAACGAGTCGGGGCCGGCCGCTGCCGAAGGGGCCATCGCGCACACCATCGCCGAGTTCTACGTGCGCCAGCGTTTTGGCCTGGAAGGCGCCAAGCCCGGCATACCGCCCGAGTTCCAGCCGCCGGAAGGACTGGACCTGAAAGGCCAGACGGTCAACGCGTGGAATGCCCAGATGCGCCTGCACGGGCAGGACTACGCAGCGTTCATTGCCACGCTGGTGGGCAGCTACCCCGATGCGAGCATCGTGCTGGAGAAGCGCGTCGCCGTTGAAGGCATCACCCCGCCACTGTTCGGCACCGCCGACTGCCTGCTGTGGTACCCGTCCATCAACCGCCTGGCCGGCGTGGATTACAAGTACGGCTTCGGCGAGGTGGACGTGGGCACTGCCGACGCGCCGAACGAGCAGGTAGCCGCCTACCTGGTCGCCTCCGCCGAGACGTTCAATCTCGACCCTGTGTCCATGGGCCTGGCCATCTACCAGCCGCGGCGGATACACGGCGAGCCTGGCCAAGTGCTGCTGGTGGACCGCGAATGGCATGCGGCCGAGCGCGTCAAGTTGTTGGCCGAGGCGCGCGCCGTCGAAGCGGCCTATGCGGGGCTGAACGTGACGCCCGTCCCGGGCAGTCATTGCCGCTACTGCCTGGTGGCCAAGAACGCGCGCTGCCCCGCCGTCAACAACGCCGGCAAGGTCGCGTTGCGCGCCCATGTGGAAGCCGCGACAGTGCACGAGATGACTGACGCGGAGGTCATCGCCCTGTGGTCCGTGAAAGCGGCCTTCAAGAACTTTTGGGAGGATATCGAGGAACGCATCGGGAAGATGGCCAATGCGGGCGCGGCGGGCCTGGTCGTCAAAGTGGCGACCGGTCGCAAGATGTGGGCCGATCCGTCCGCCGTCGTGTTCACCCTGCTGGCGCTGGGGCGTACGGATCTGCTCGCCCCCGCCGCCGTAGGCGAGGCGCTGCCGGCCATTCCCGCTGAGATGCACGACGCGCTGATCAAGCGCGCCAATGGCGCCAAGACCATCCTGGCCACCGACGCGGCCGACCCGCAGACCGTAGCGGCCACGTTCGACAAATACGCGCAGCAAACGCTTGACAAGCCCTAGAACATCGCATAACGTTTCAACGTGGCAGCGCGGCGCGAACGGCACCTGAACCTCTGCAGGAAGGCAGCGCCCGCCGCCACACTCTCGATCTCAATCCGCAATTCTCAAACTCTGGAGTTCTCGAAATGGCTATTGCCGATCATGTCGCAATTCTGACTCACCACGCGCTGGCCACTGCCCAGCCCAACCGCAAGAAAGCCGGTAGCCCGATGCAGTTCTATTCGGTGCTGGCGTTCCCACCGACCGCCGCCGATGACCTGGTCGCTCTGACCAAAGGCGTTGCGCCAGGCGGTTCACTCGCCGGCCTGAAAGTGAGCGTGCGTCGTAACCAGCAGCTCGACAAGCCCATTCCGGGCGTGCCGGCCGACTGGTTCATCATCCGCGCTTCCACGCAGTTCCCCCCGTATCTGGCCGACGAGGGCGGCAACCAGTTGAGTCAGGACTCGCAGCAGTCGGACATCCGCGTGAAGTTTTACGCGGGTAAGAAGGTGCGCGCGGCCATCTCGGCCTACTACTGGCCCAACGAGGGCGGCGGCGTCTCGTTCAATCTCGACGGCGTCATGGCCGTGGGTGACGGCGAACGCTTGAGCATCGGCAATACGGCGATCGCCACCGCGTTTGCGGGCTACGTCGACCCGAACGCCGTAGCGGCCGCCCCGTCGGATCACAGCTCGGCGGGCGACGCGGGAGTCCCGGCCAAAGCGAACGGCGGCGACCCGTTCCAGCAGGTCACCAAATCGGCCGCCGCTGCGGTTAACCCGTTTGCGTAAGGTTGTTCCACGTGAAACACAGGGCGCCCTCGGGCGCCCTGTTCCGTTTGAGGGCCGCACGGTGCTGCTCACGCTACCCTGGCCGCCGTCCACGAACAGAATTTGGCGCGCGGTGCTGGGCCGCATTGTCCTGTCGAAAGCCGCCCGCAAGTACAAACGCGCACTAGCCGCCGCGCTTCCTAGCGGCCCAGTGCGCCCCCTGACAGGCCGCCTTGTTGTGTGGCAAATCCTGCACGCGCCAGAGTCGATCGGTCCTCGCTGGGATATCTGCAACCGTGAAAAACTGGCTATGGATGTCCTCACCGAACAGCGCGTGTGGCTCGATGACTCGCAAATCGATTGCATGATGATCGTGCGGGGCGTGCCGAGCGGAAAGGGCCGTATGGAACTGGCCGTCCGCGAGGTTGCGCCCTAACGTGCTTGTCACGTTATACTCCGGCCATGATTCTATCAGGCACCCGCCCATGTCCCGCATAACGCCCGCCGATGCTGGCGGCCCGAACGTCTGTGCGTTCCTCGGCATGATCGGGTACAGCGAGATCGGCAAGTCGCTGTTGGCCAAAAGCGACGACGGCTATAACGTGTTGGTGGGCGGTCAGCTCTTTGCCAGCTACGCCGACCACCCGAACATCTACAACACCCGGTTCAACTCCACCGCTGCCGGGCGTTACCAGCTGCTCCACCGCTGGTGGCCCGCCTATAAAAGCTTACTGCGCCTGCCCGACTTCAGTCCCGTCAGTCAGGACCGTGTGGCGATTCAGCAGATCCACGAGCAGGGCGCGATCCCGGACATTCAAGCCGGACGGTTCGATCAGGCCGTAATCAAAGTCGCGAACATCTGGGCGTCGCTGCCTGGCGCCGGTTACGGTCAGCACGAAAACGAACTGCCGGCCTTGCGCGCGGCCTATCTCGCTGCAGGGGGCACCATCGCATGACACTGAACGATCCCATTGTGATCTGGGCCGCAGGCGCGGTTGCCGCCGCCGCCGCCTGGTTCATTCGCCGTCTTGACCGGCGCGTCAGTGATCTGGAAGCCAAAATGGCCGCCCACGACGCCGGCAAGGAACTGCTCGATCGGATGTACAACGAGCTGCAGGAACTGACCAAACTCACGAGCCGGATTGCTGGCCACCTGAACATTAGCTAAACGAGGGGATTCACATGGACATGGACCCCGAGCTTGCTCGCGAGTGGATCAGCGCGGCACGTCAACTGCAGGCCACCATGGAACGTTTGCCACAGCGGCGGGCTTCCGATCACACCGCGCACGTCGCCGCCCAAACGGGAAACATCTCGGTCAACGTAGATGACGGCAAGACGCAGCGATGGGTGTGGCTGTCCGTCTTTTCTGCCGTGCTGTGCGCCGTGCTGTCGGTCATCACCATTGTGGCGGTGCTGGGGCTCGGTATGCTGTTCCTGAACATGAAAGACCACCTGGACGCCATCTATATGATCGCGCCCCAACTCAACCAGCCAAAGGTAAACAGCCCATGAGCATCATCGTCCTTACCCCCAAGCCGCCGCAGGCACAGGCTACCGTCAACACCGACGAGTCGCTGAGCACCCGTCTGGCATCCGACTTCCTGCACATGATGGGCCAGGAAGGCCACCGCTTCGACTCGTTCGAGCAGCTGCGCGACTACGCCCAGGCCCAAATCGACGCCGCCACGCTGGCCGCCAAGATCGATCCGCCGGCACCGGTAGCCGCCGAACCCGCCGAAGGCGTGACGAATGACCCGACCGCGTCTGGCGTGACGAGCGCGTAACGATGGGCAAGATCCGCCAGCTACTGCTCCACCTGTTCAGCGAGCGTGACAACACGACGCCGGATGTGGTGCGCGTGGTTGGCGGACTTTTGGCGTTCATCGGCGGTATCGAGTACCTCGTCTTGAGCGCCTGGAATGTCATCGTCAACAAGGTACCCTTTGACCATAACCACTATGGCGAAGGGTTGTCGCTGGTGATCGCCGCGCTCGGCGCGGCGGTCGCCGTGAAGGCCATCACCGAACAAAAGAACCCGCCGCCATGAAGGCCAACCTGCTGACCTGGTGTATCTGGCTTGTCCTGTACCCACCTGGAGTCCGCCCATGCTCACGACCCTCTACGCCAAGCTCGCCGGCCTAGCGCTCATACTGGCCGCCCTCGGCGGGTTGTACCTTTGGGGCCACCACGAGGGCGCCTCAGGCGTTCAGGCGCGGTGGGATGCGGCCAAGGTATTACAGAGTGCCGCCGCGGACCGCCAAGCCGCCGCCAGCGCGTCACAGACCCTAGACTGGACCCAACAGTTTCAGTCTGTCGCCACCCATTACGAGGTAGCCGCCCATGAAACACTCCCCGCTGTTGCCGATGCTGTCGGCCCTGCTGTTACCGCTGGCACTCTCAGGCTGCGCGACGACGCGCCCGCAGTATGTCGCGGCCAGTTGCCCGTCGCTGCCGCCCGTTCCCGCGCCGCTGATGCAGCCGCCACCCAAGCCCTTGCAGACCGCCTCGCAAATTCAATCGCTGCTGTTCGTGCCGGTGATGCCGCCGACGCGCGCGAACGCGCCCTTAGTCAGCAAGTAATCGCCTTACAGGCGTTGCTTGAGGCGGAGCGACAACAAAGCCCGGCGCGCTAGCGCCGGGCTTTTCGCCGTTTAGGCGTATTCCTCGATGATGATGCAGCCCTGTGTGCCCGCGGCACCCGCTACGCCCGCCGTGCTGACGCTGATGCCGCCGCCAGCGCCACCTGCACCGAAACCGGTGCCCACCGTGCCCGCACCGCGCGCAAACGATTGACCTAGGCCGAGCGGGTTGCTGCCGCCGCCACCGCCGTTCACTCCGTTCGCTCCCGCGAACAACCCGAGACTCGGTGAACCCTGCACGCCCGACAAGTTGAGCACGATCGTAGCGCCGCTGATGGTGACGGTGCTGCCCGTCGTTGCATTGGGGGGCTGAATCGTGAACGGCGGAGAGCCTGCGCCGCTGGGGTTGCCGCCGTTACCGCCGGGAAGATTGATCAGCGCACCTGCGGTGCCGAGCTGGGTCGCACCGCCCGTGCCACCCGCACCGCCCGTTGACGCGCCCGCGGTGCCGCCGCTACCAATCACCACCGGTTGCGTGCCGATATTGGTCGCGGTGATAACCTCGACGTAGGCGCCCGAGGTACCGCCCGAAGCGGCAGCGACTGTCGTCGCGCCCGTCGTCGCGGCGCCACCGCCACCGCCACCGCCGGACACCGCGCGGATACGCTGGCGGTTGGTGCCGGTGGTTGGCGTGTAGGTGAACGATCCTGCGACCTGGAACACCTGCACGCCGATCAATCGACCGATGGCCTGGTCAGTGCGCATCGGATGAGTGGGCGAGGTACCTGCGGCGATGTTCTGCGGCAGCTGGGTGACGTTCGTGCCGTCACCCTTCACCGGGGTCGGCGTGGAGTTTTGCGGGATGACGACGCCCGAGCCGGCCGCCGTCTTGACGGTCACCGTGAACGCGCCCGTGGTCGTGTTGGTCACGGACCAGTCAAGAATCCACGCGGGCACGATGATGGTCAGGTTGCTGGCCAGCGTACCTGCCACCGACATCGTGCGTTTCATCGCCTGCGCCGGGGTCAGGGTCACCGTGCCGCCGGTCTGTCCGGTGAGTGACAGCCGGCCATAGGCCCAGCCCGGTGCCCAGTTGGTGCCGACCGTGTCGGGATTGACGGTGTTGTTGTCGGCCGTGCAGATCCACACGCCCAGCAGGTCGGCGGCGGGCGTCACCGAACCCTGCGGGTAACCGTTGACGTTGGGATCGCTGGCGAAGGTCGCATCAAAGGGCCAAGGACCGTTCGCCTCAGCCCACCAGCCCACACGGGACACCTGGTTGACGGCGCCGTTGAAGTCCTCCAGCTGAGGCGGCACGCCGCCCGATTCCGGGGGCTGGCCGGTCAGCGGGGGCGAGCCCAGCGACAGCGAGAAGCGCGACGGGTCCGAGGTGGTGATCGGAATCTCCACCTTTGCGCTGTCATTGGTCGCAAACGGCAGGTTGTACTTTAGCGGGATATTGGCGATCTGCATGGCAAGCCCTTATGGCTGATAGAACGGGTGTTGGCTCCAACCGGTTACGACGTTGGGATCGGCGCCGCGGTTAGCACCGGCAAACCCGAACGGGGCGTAAGTCAGTGTTTCATAAATATACGTAGCCGTGGTGCCCGCCGGTTGAGGGAACAGCCCGGACTGAATAATGGACTTTTCCACAGAGGTGGGGAAGAACTCGAAATGATAGCCAATGTGCATCGGATTGGCCGGGTCATAGCCCACGTAGCAGCGCCCGCGCGAGCCGAACATCGAACGCATGAGCGCGTTAATCGAGGGGCAGTCACAGCGCGCGATATTGGCCGCCGCCTTCACCATCAACAGCTGGCGATAATATTCATCCTGCAGCGCGAATGCTGTCGTGCCCGCCGCTGCGCCGCCATACCAGGGCGCTTGGGACCAGGGTTGCCACTGCGTACCCACGATGGTCCCGACGTAAGTACCGTTCCAGCGCAGCACTGCGGCGCCACCTACGGGGGCGGCAGGGCCTTGGGGCGCTACCGCGAGCGTGACAAATCCCGTACCGTTCACGCTGTAGTCGGTAATCGTGACCGCGGAAGCGGCTGTGCCGATGTAAGACGTAACGGTTGAGGACTTTTCAATTTGAAGCCCCCATAAGTAGTTTGCGAATGCGCTTGCCGTGCCGGCGTACATGGTTGCGTTGACGCCGCCGGCAACCGTCGCTGCCGCACTTATCGACACGCGAAACCCCCCACCGGACATCGGTGTGACGACGACAGTTCCACCACCGGAAGAAATGACAGCACCCGTCTGCGTGTTTACGGTGACATTGGGGAGCGCGGGAAAAGCTGCGCCCTCAAGTCGTAGCCGAACCTGCGCGGCGCCCGAACTGAACCTAACATAGACACTTGCCGTCATCGTGTCGCCGATGGCGGCCGTGTATGTCGACGCTTTCCATACGCCGCAGTTGGCGTTGCCGGTGCCGGACACCAGGGCGGCGGTCATCGTGCCGTCAGGCGCAACGGCAGCGTTAGCCGTTACGGTCGGCGACGCATTCGTCGACCACAGCGCGGCATTTCCCGAGTTTTGAACGTAGTTCGTGCGCGCCGTCGCGTAGAGCGGCTGCACGCCCTGCCAGTCTTGGCGCGTCATGCTGGCGATACTCACCGAGGTGGTCGCGGGTCGGTGATCAGGGCCGAGCAACTGGAAGCCCGTCGTAGCGCCGTTGCCGATGCCGAACTCCTGATTGATGGCGTTGATTACGCCCCCCACAGGGTTGATGTTGAAGCCGAAGTTATTGCCGGGGGTTTGTTCGATCTGTATGTAACGCGACTGCCCGAGAATGCGACCCCAAATGTCCAGCCCGAATCCCTGCGCGGTGGAGATGTCCCACACGTTGGCCAGAAATTGATCGCTGAACCGGGGGAGATCCATCCATTGGTCAAAGTCGGCCAGCAGCGCCAGCACCGTGGCGCTGTTGCTGTATTGCTTCATCACGGTTTTGCCGAGATAATCGCTCATCAGATCGAAACCGCCGCAACAGTGACGTTAAGCGCTAGCGTCACGGGTTGCTGATCGATGCCGAGCGTCAGCGACGCGCCGGACAACGGGTTAGCGCTGGTACCCACGAACAGTGCCACGGGTGTGATGTTGCCGAGCGCCAGGATCGGCGCGGCGTACTCGGCGGCCACAAGCTGCCCACCGATACGCGCGCGGCTCACGGAGATGGTGCCATCATCCGACATGAAGCCATTGCTAAAGGTTTCGGCCATCGCCTGTTGCACCTGCGCAACGTAATCGGAAGGCAGCGTCGTCAGGTTGGCGACGTTCACCGTAAAATAGACCTGCACCACCTGCGGCCGCACAAAGCGCACCTGGTAGGTGGGAAAGGGCGCCACGTAGTTCACCGTGTCTTGCACGTTCACCGTGACGAGTGTGCCGACGCCCGCCGAGGTGGGCAGGCCGCAACCGCAGTCCAGCTTGGAGTTAATCGCGGTGGCGATCGCCGTATTGTCGCCGCCGCTCGCAATGACGGCGATCGAGTGGGCAGGGATGGGATAGCTAGTCGTGCCGGCAACGATGGCGGCGTCGCCGCCGTTGTTGTAGACGTAGGCGTCTGTAACGCCCGTCACGTTGCCCACGGCCGCGCGCACGTTTGCCGCCTGGCCTACGCCGCCGATTTGTACCGATTCGGAGCGGCGCTGCTCAAAGGTCTGACGCGATTCGGTATCCGTGCCGGGCGTGCTCGCCACGCTGTTACTGACGCTTTCCCATCCCGGCTGTTGCTGGTAGATGGTCAGGTCGTTGGTGCCCGCTGCGGGGCCCGTACCGGCGACGGTCGCCTGGAACGTTACCGCAGCCGTGCTGACGGGACCAAACGTCACCGCAGCCGTCGTCGCCCAGATCGAGCCATCGCTCGAGGCGGCCAGCGCGCCGGCGGGCAGGAGTTGCCCGGGGGTGCCCACTACCGTCGCGGGTACGGTCGCGAACGTGGCCTGCTGGCGCGTGAGGAAGTTAATCCGGCCCAGCGCGTCCTGGTAGGTGCCCGAGGACGTCATAGGGTCGACATTGGCAACCATCTGCGCCAATGCGGCGAAGAACGCCGACACCATATAGGACTGCGACTGCTGCAGCTGACCCTGTGGCGTCGTCAGCTCGGTGTTTAGCGTCTTGCCGTTGGCGGCGAAGGCTTGCGACCAGTCCTGCTGCACGCCCGCCAGCACGGCCTGCGGCGCCGGGACAGACACGCCGGTCGGGGTAAAGGTCGGCAGGGGTACGTTGGTCGTCATGGGCCGATTCTATCCGAGAAAGTGGTTTAACCGGTGTAGGTCTGAGACGTACCCGGGGCGGTCGGCACAAAGTGGACGTGGTTGTTGACGCTGCCGCGCGGAAGCGTGACATCGGGCGCGGTAATGATCAGATTGGTCGTGATGCCGCTAGCGGTCATCTGCCAGGTGCCGGTGCCGGTCGTCTGCGTGATCCCGTTGGGGGCACTCATGGCGATGGTGGTGGCCGCCTCCAGCGTCAGGGTGTCGGTGGACTTGATGTCGATCCCGCCGGCTGGGTTGAACTTGACCCACTGCGTCGGGTCGGCATTCAGCACGCCGCCGAAGTAGAGCCCGTCCGCCGTGTTGAACGCACGGTTGGTCGGGGCCGCCCCTTCCTTCTGGGTGGCTATCACGTTGGTGATGTCCCGTTCGGCAAAAATGGCCAGACCGATATCACCCACGACGGGTGCGAGCAGGATGGCCGAATGGCCGCCCTGCAACTGAAAGTACGGGATTTTGTAGATGGGGGTTTGTGCGATGACATAGCCGTTGGTGTCCTGGTCCAGCACCAGCGGCTGCACGTCGACAAAACCCACCTTGCCCGCCGTGGGATAGACCGCCAACACCTTCACCAAGTCCGCCGTGTGGAGCTGGCGAATCAGGTTCGTGATGATGAACAGCTGCGCCTGGTCGGGGTCAAACTGTGCCTCGAACGAGCTGTTGTATTTGGCTGGCGGCGGGGTCAGGGTCGTGAGGCTCATTGCGGGGTCACCACCGAGGGCTGTACGTCGAATACGAACCACTGTGTACCGGCGACCCGCGCCGCCGCAAGCGCCTGCGCATCCTCAAGCGTCAGTGCATTAATAATGGCCGACCGCCACGGATAGACCGGATGGGCGAGGATTGCCAGGTAAGGCGATACGACACTAGCCATCGCTTGTCCCCGCGGCCTGGCCGCCATTGTTGCCCTTCGCACCAAACGAGTTAGCGGCCAGCTGCGTGGTCCACTGGCCGCCGGGCATGTTGGGTTCGATCATATGGGAAAGCACCGCAGCGACCCATAGCGTGCGGTTCACGAAATCAAATTCTGTCGTGATGTTGAGCGCAGCGCCCGGGGTAATCAAGGGGTTGAACACCGTGGACAGCTGCAGGCCGCTGGTCGAATACACCGGGTAGCCTTGCAGTCCATTGTCCGCTGAGATGTCTACTTGCGTGGAAGTCAGCGGGGCAAGCGCCTTGCGCACCTGCAGGCGCTGCAGGTTGGGCGTCCAGGTCAGATCGGGATAATGCGACATGAGCTGCCCCACCTGGTCCAGCGGCGCGCCCGTGACGCGCACCGGGCCTAGCTGGTAGACCGGCGCGTCTGCCGCATAGTCCAACTGGAAGCCGGCGGGCTGCACGATGGTCTCGAGCGCACTCTTTAGCGTCACACCGCCCGGCGTGCTGTAAGGGCTGGCTGGCGCAAGGGTGAGGGCCATGCCTGCATTGGCCTCGATGTCCAGAAACACCTGCGGCGACCGTGACGGGTTGACCGCCGACCAGGTGATGATGCCCTGGAAGAACGGCACGAACGTATCGCCCTGCAGCACGTCAATTTGAATCGTGTCCGTCCCTTGTGGGGTCAACGCTTCCAGCCACAGGCGTGCGATCTGGTTCATGGTCGCCAGCGGCACGCCGTAGATTTCGACTTTGGCGTTACCGAACTGCTTGCCGCCCTGGCGCACCTGTATCCGCATGCGGTGCTGCTGGAAGTTGTAGGTCTGCTGGGCCGCGTTGCCGTTGGCGTCGGGCCGTGATACCGAAATGGTGACCCGGGCCACGCGTGGGGTGTAGGGATTGAAGGGCATCAGCGCACCGCCGAATTGTAGCTTTGCACGCCTGATTGCCGAACCACGCCATTTGCTAGCTCGGTGGGGTTGTTGGCCATGACGGTCATCGATTGAATGGAGAAGGTCGTGCCGTTGCCGTCCGTCGACCCGTTGGCGCCTGCTGCGCCAGCGTTTAAGCGGTACTGCGCGGCCAGATCCGCAGCGCGTTGCCCGCGCAGTGCGTCAGCAGCCGCGTCGCCGTGCGCTTCATAAATGCGCGAATACGACTTGCCCAGGGCGGCCGCGTCGCCGCCGCCCGCGAAAGACTGCGCTAGGAGCGACTTTTCGTAAGGATCATTGAGCATGAACTGAATCTGTTGATCGATCGTCGCCTGGTCGGGCGTGACGCCATATTGCGACACAAACGCGCCCGTGCGCGCGCCGCGCCAGTTCGCCAAGCCGCGCGCGCCCGTGCCGCCGCCTGCCTTGTTGTAGGACGCGGGGTTTAACCCCGACTCGGCCTGCCAGTTGGCCACCACGGCAGCAGCCTGCGGCACGGACAGGCCGTTCTCGACCAGCTTGCGGGTGAGGGCTAGGGCATCCGAGGGTGCGGCCTGTCCGGGAGCCGGTGCGGCCGTGGGGCTTGGCGCTAGGCTGTTGTAGCCTTCCGTGTGCGCCTCCTCGACCGTGTCGCTCCACACACTCTTTGCCGTGTCCTGGATTTTCTGACCGACGTTCTGAAGTGAGTTGACGAATCCCCAAAACGGGTTGTGGTCCGTCTTCTTAATCTCGCGCTGCACGCGCGCGTTGAAGCGGTCGCCCCAGCCGCCCGCGCCCGTGATGGCGTTGATCACCTCGCCGATCTTTGCAAAGCCCAGCCGCACGACGTCCACCACGTCGGCCAGGTCGCGCAAGGCGTTAGAAAGGACCGGCGACTCTTGGTCCAGCACGGTCAGGAAGCCATCGACGCCCCCACCGGCCTTGCTGACCTTGTCAGAGAACTCACTCGCCTTTATGGCAGCCTGCGAGAGCCAATCGGCGACCCGCTGCGTCACCGGTTGCAGCACGGTCGCCAGCGAGCTAGACAGGCTAACCATACTGTTTTTAGCCGCGGCTACCGCGTCCGCGAAGGCATCTAGTGCTTTGCGGTTTTCGGTGGACGCCTCGGCCAGCGATTTGGTGTATTCCTCGCGGGCATCTTTCTCCGACTTGATCATCAGAATCAGATCGGGCGACACGCCCTGCGCGGATAGCGTCGCTTCCAGCTGTTGCTGCTGCGCGGGCGCGGCGCGGCGATAGGTCTGCTGCGCATTGGCCAGGATGTCAGGAATCGCCATATCCGGCGACACGCGCACGCCTGCGCGCGCGAATGCCTGCAGGGTTGGCGCCTCGCCGGTCAGGCGGAACTGTTTCTGTTCTTTGGCCAGGTTGGCGATCGCGTCGGCGCCGGCATCGGCATCGGCGCCCAGGCGGCGGGCCGTCGAGCCCCATGCCTGCAGCTCGCGGTTGGAGAGCCCCGTGCTCACGCCCTGCCGGCGCAAGCCCAGCTCGAACGCGTTTAGCGAGGTGAGCGAGCCCACGACAGCCGCGCCGAGCCCGGCCACCGCCAGCACGACGGCGCCCATGGTCTTGGTGAACGCCTTCGCTTCGGTGGTCAGTGCGGCCCAGCGCTTCTTTTGGTCCTCGTCGCGCCGCTTGCGTTTTACATCACGGTCTTTCTGTTTCGTCTCGGTTTTGTCAACTTGATCGTCAACCTGTTTCTCGGCTTTCTTGTACGGCTCCGCATCCAGGCGCAGCTGTACGACAAGTTCATCGACGACATTAGGACCAGCCATGGGTCACCCCGTGATATAGGCGCTAGCGTTGGCGAGCGCGGTTTGCGGGAGGCTGGCGACGGACGTGAACAGCTGGCCCAGCTGTTGCACCGGCCCTGCGAGTGCTTCCAGCGGGTTGGTGAATCCACCCGCGCTGGAATCGATTTGCGTCACCTGCGTGAAGGTCAACAGCAGACGCAGGATGTTACTACCCCGGTCCGGGCGCGTTTCATAGGACAGCCCCGTCAGGGTGTAGTCGACGAACACATCCTGCGGTGAGATGAGCGTATAGAGCTGCAGCGGGTTGTTTGCTTCCAGTTGGCGAATCGCCGCCAGCCACGAGAAGCGCGCCAGATCGCTGCCGGTCTTGGTCATCGACACGGCGACCGTTTGCGGGCGGCGCACCTTGTTGTACAAGGCGAACGCGCCCGTTTCGACCGGATAGTCGGAGATCTGCGTTTCGTAGCGTGGCGAGAATTCACCCCATGACGAGGGGATCGTCATGGGAATGAGGCTATCGGACATCACCACCGCGTAGATGGGCGTCGGCGGGTTCAGGCTCGGAATGTTCGACGCGATGAGCGCCAACGCATTGAAGGCTGCGACCGACGCGACCATAGGTTAGGCTCCGATGTCGAAATTGAGCTTCACGAACGCCAGCAGGATATCGCCAAGCGTGCGGATCTCGCGAATGTCGGTGGGTAGCAGCCCGCGCCACGCCTCGGGGTGCTGCGGGTCCGGCGCGATACGCACGTAGCGCAGCGCCTCGGTGACCAGCGCGTGTACAGCGGCGGGGTCGGCGCCCTGCAGAATCTGCAGTACGGCATCAATCGCGTGGGTGTCGTTGTCATCGCGGCTGGACAGGGCCGACAGGAGCGCCTCGTAACTGGCCACCTTGAGTGCGGACAGCAAACGCAGCACGTAGCCCGAGAGGGCGAGGGGGTCCACTTCGGACACTTCGAAGCGCTTGCCCTGGTCGCGGGCGTGGGTGCCGTAAAGCGTGGTGGTCTTGGTGTCATCCATCGTGGTTAATCCTTGGGTGCTTGTTGGGAGGCGCGCCAGGCGTGGATCGCCTCGACGTTGACCAGCTCGACCAGGTTGAACACATCCTCCGTACTCAACACCGTCTCCAGCTCGCGGTAGGTGGCCTGTTTGGAGTGTAGCACCGCGGCGATATGCGGCGCGCAGAAGGCCGCGCGGGTGTCGGCGCCGCCCGCCTTGATGGCCGCGATCTGCATGGCGATGGGAATGTCGACCGTCTCGCGGCCGATCAGAAACCCCACGTGCAGCAGCAGGGCGGCCTGCTGTAAGCGCGAGACACTGCGCCAGTCCTTGAGGTGGTGCACGACGTCTAACCGCTCACCGCTCACCAGCGTGCCGTCCACGAAGGGCAGTAGCAGCATGGAGCCGCGCTCCCCGAGCGCCCTGACATCGTCCGTGTGTTTCATGGCCAAGGCGACCACACCGCCCTCTCCGGGCTGGTTGATGGCCAGGAGGGCGGCACGGGCGCAGCGGTCGGCGACCAGCGCCGGCAGCTCGGTCAGTTCGACCGTGCGGCCGCCGTCGCGGCCCGCTAGGTCAACCCGCATGGATTTAAGCACGAGGTAGCCGTGACACGTCGAAGTCATCAGGCACGCGGCAGATGACGAGCGTCACAGGGTTGCCGCCGTGATTGAGCGCATGACCGTCCGGCCACACGTTCAACACGTAGTCCGCGGCGCCCATCGCGTTCAGCTGGGCGCAAACCTCGGTTGCTACCCAAGTATCTAGCGAGAATGAAACGAGTTTCATGGCGCGTCCTCGGCATCCGTGAAAGGCCGCAACGCGCGGCCTAGCCATTGATAGTTGTGGACGCCCACATAGAATGCATCGGCAACCGTGATCAATTCGAGTACAGCTGCGCGCACCTCGGACAGTCCGCAGGTACAGGATACCGGGCCGGCGATGTCGGCGCCGCACGAGTCGGCGTGCTCCAGCCGCTGCAGCTTATCGGTCAGGTTCATACGAAAGCCTCCACGGCGCGGTTCCAGCGCGCTTGATTGCCGCCCGACATGTTCGACTGGAATGCCTTACTGGCGATGATCAGCTCCTCGATGGCGTCTTTCAGCGCCGCGTAGTCGCGCTGGTGGCCGCGCACGGTACCGGGCTTGAAGTGCTCAGGAAACATGGCCGCATCGTCCATGTAGGCCTGGACGGCATCCAGCGTGGTCAGGGCGTCGATACGCTTGCGGGTGCTCACGGCAACACCTGCTCGATCGTGCTGGCTAGTGCCATCAGGGCGACGGCGAGCGCGCAGGCGCCGCACAGCACCAGGCCGTAAATGAGGTTATCGCGCTGGCGAGGGGTCATAGCGGTGTGTCCTTGTGGTGGGGGGGGGATTCAGCTAACAATGCGCAGGAATTCTGCGTGCTGCCAATCACGTTCGGCGGAGGCGGAGGCGGAGGCGGAGGCGGAGGCGAGGGCGCGGGCGGCGCGGACGGCGGCGCGGACGGCGGCGCGGACGGCGGAGTCGGCGGCATAGGCGGAGTCGGCATCGGCGGCGGCGGCGGCGGCGGCGGCGGCGCGGGCGGCGTCGGCGGCGGCGTAGGCGATGTCGGCAGCGGCGTAGGCGGCACGGGCATGAGCGGCGCGCAGTTCGTCTTCTGTCGCCTGCCCGGCTGCGAAGCGCTCCGCAACATTCAACGCTTCAATCGAGCGGGGGTCGGTCATGAGGTGCTGCACACGACGGGCGCACGCCACCGCAAATTTGCGCCACAACTGGTCATAGTTGGGTTCGCAACGTGCAGCCCACAATGCGTCATCCAGCCCATTGATATGCAGAATGGTAGCAAAGGCTAGTGGTTCGTCATCGGCTTGCGTCTTGTTCAAACCCGCCAGCAGTGTCTTCCAGCCCCGCTCACACGGGTTGTTCGCTTTGATGCGGTTCAGCGTGGTAGTGAGCATAGCAGTGCGTCCTTGTGGTGGTCGGTAAGGTGAATGTAACGGCGCAGTTTCGAGCTGTCAAGTGACTGGGCAAAAAAAGGGCGACTCCGTAGAGTCGCCCTTTCGCTTGCCACAGCCACCACAACCGCGCAAGCCACGTCGCACCGCACCACGGGAGACGCTCACACCCTAGCCGTCGCCTACGCCTGTGTCAAGTTTGGTCACGGGTACGTCACTCCGCCATTCTCATTCGGGTCGCCATAGAGCAGCAGGTATTGGGTGCCGAACCCGGTGTATACGGGATCGGATGTGCCGAGCAGATCCACAAAGAACAGCCCGTGCGGGAGCCCGGTATAGGGCGATGAGTTGAGATTCGTACGGTCCAGGCAAAGGCGACCGGCGGCGATGCTCACGCCGTTATAGACGATGTCCGCGAACAGGCCGTCCTCGGTCGTGGTCAAAGTGAACTGCGCGGTTTGGTTATCCAGCACGCACGAGAATTGCTGAATGGCCAGGGCGGCCAGCGGGATGATTTGATAGCTCACAGCGCCACCTGTCCGCCGTTGCCGGCGATGTCCGACACGGTAAGTGTGCCACCGATGACACGCCGCCCGCCCGCTGTGAAGGTGAACTGCGCTAGCGCGGTGGCGCATAGCGGCACCTTGAGTGCTTCGGCGTTGAATACCGACTGTAGCAGCGACAGGTTGGGCGGGCCGCCGAAATACGCGGGGTAGTTGATGCCCTGCGTGGTGTCGAAATACACCTCGCCCTGCCAGGCCTGTACCCGCGTGGCTACGTCCTGGGCGAGGCGCATGCCCGGGCCGGTCTGATCGCTCTGGGGGGTAGCGTCGCCGACCGTGCGCAGGTTCCCTCGGGAGTCTACGTCCAGATCCCACACGGTCACATCAAGGGCCAAAGTGTCCATGAACCGCATGCTAGCGCGGTTTTGGGGTTTATTCCACTTTTCGAAACGTCAGCTTTACGACAGCAAATACAGACGACAGACGATTCCTGACGGCATTTCCTATATAGCACCCTAACCCCTATTACACAATAACTAGAAACTCCCCCTTCTATTTATCTCTGAATTCTATTTTGGTAGACTCTCCGTGTAGAGTGTTTTCTCGTCAGTTTGTCTGTATCGTCTGTACCGGGCTTGACGCCCTCGGCGGTTGTATGTAACTTGCCGGCCTACTATCTAATCACGGGTTTGTCATGAAGCTTTCACCCTACGAGGTGCGCGAGTTGCTACCGGCCATTCAAGCCGCGGAGGCGTTCGCCGCCAGGCACGGCACGGCCTGCGTGCTGCCCGATGTCTATGGGTTCCCGGTAGTGGACCCCGCCGACCTGGATGCGCTGGAACTTAAGCGCCCGGGCTGGATCGTCTCGCGGGAGGTGTACGCCGCTATCCACAAGGCGCGGGTACCGACCCAAAGCCACGCCATTCGTCTGGGCAAGCAACTGGCCCGGCGTTACCCCCATACGCGCATGTATGGCCCCCTGCGCGCATACTGGATCATGCCCGCAGGTGTAGAA